ACGCGTATTGATAGGTGCCCTCCGACAACGATCCCGCCGTCGCCGCGGCGACCGCCGACGGGGCCGCCGAGGGCCCCGCGCCCGGCCCGACCAGCGTCCCGCCGCCGCCCGGATCGACGCCGCCGTACGTGATCCGTTGCGGCCCCGAGACGACGACGCCGCCCGCCGTCTGATACCACGCCACCGTATCGAGGGGCATCAACGTCTCGCCGACGACCAGGGCCGAGGCCGCCGTCCCGCCACCGCCTTCGACGATCGCGCGCGTGACAATTTGCGAGAGATCGCGATTGGCTTTCACGTCCGCCAAGGAGGGATGCGCCGGCGTCAGGGCCGGCGGCGGGGCGTAGATTGTCTCCGAGGTGATGAAGGCATGGACGTCTTTGAAATAGTCGGCGTACCAGTACGCGCCGACCCGGTCGCACACCTGCGTGATCGCATCCGGGACGGCGGTATTCGTGAACGTAATCTCGTCGAGCGGAAACGCGTCGAGCTCCGCCGCCACGGCCTTCGTCGTAAAGCCTTCCGCAAACGACGCGACGAGATCGCGAATCACGGCGCCGGCCGTCCAGCCCGTGTAGCGCCGGATCGCGAGATGGTTCGCCAGTGGCCAGTGATAATCAATGCCGTTGACCTGATAGACCACGTTCGCCGGGTTCTCCACGAGATAGCCCTCGGTCGTGGAGAGCACGACGCCGCCGAACCACCGTGTCAGCGAATTTTTCGATCCGAGCGTGACGACGATCGCCTGGCCCGTGAGCGGTTGAAAGCCCTTGACCGTCATCTGCAGGGTATTCGGCGCCTCGTCGAGCGTGTCGTGAATCGTGAGATTCGAGACGAGGACGCGTTTGGCGGGATCGGCCGGCGCCGTCCCGACGTGTACGCCGTTGATCGTGATGAACGGTTGCATCGACGTGTACCCGCCGCGCGTCGCGCCGCCGCGCGCGATCTTGCCGAGCGCGAACATCCGGGCCTTCTCGCCGGGCGCGAGTGTCGCCATGCGTCACCCGCCCGGCAGCGTGTAGCCCTGGCGCCGCAGGAGATCCTCGAGTGAATCGCCGACGACCCGCGCGATCTCGTCCTTCGATCCGAGGACCGAGCCGTTCACGGTGATATTCACGCCGCCCAGGCCGCCCGCTTGCGCGAGCGCGGTTTGCCGTTGCCCGAACGGAATACTGATCATCCCGCCGTAGCCGCCGACGATCGCCGCGGCCTCGCCGGCCGTGTAGCCCTGGCCCATGAGCCCGATCACGCGCGGATCGGTGTTCCCCAGGAGCGCCCCGCCCGTCCCGCCGATCATCCCGCCCGGATGCACGCCGGTCAGCCCGCCGATCGTTTGCCCGCGATCGATCCCGACCGTTTGGAGAGGCGACGTTTTTTGCCCAACCGCCGCCGCCACCACCTGGCCGTTGATCACGTCGAGGGCTTTGTACCACGCGTTCGCCGCCGACGCCGCGGCGTTGATCGATTTCTGCATCGCGGCATCGCTGGCGGCGGTTTCCTTGGCGACGGCGTCCATGACGTGTTGGGTTTCGGCGTCGGCAAGGGCATTGCGCGCGTTCGTGTACTCAACTGACTTGCCGTACTTGGCCTCGTACGCCTTGATATCCGCGTCCGCCTGCTCCCGGATCTTGGTGATCTGGTAGGTCGTCGAATCCATCGAATTTTTGTTAATGTAGTCGTTGTACTCCTTGTTGACCTTCTCGAGCGCCGCGTACGCGCCCTGGTCCTGTTTGACGAGATCCTCGTAGTACTTCGTATCGGCGGCCGTCTGTTTCGCGCGGGCCGCGCGCATCTTGTCGATCGCCGCGAACGCCGTATCCCCGAGATCGGAGTACACCTGCTTGAGCGCGGAGACGGAGACGCCGGCGTCGCGGTAGTACGCGATCGCCTCGACCGTGTCGCCGTTGATCTTGTCGATCGTCCCACGCCAGCCCTCGCCGGCTTGCGCGAGCTCCGCATACGCGGCCTCGAGCCGCGCCGCCGCCTGCGCGTGGTCCGCGTCGATCTTCGTCTGCGCCTTGTCGGACTCGGCGAGGGCTTGCCAGGCATCCATCGCCGGTTGCAAGGCCTTCGGCAGCTTCGCCGCGTAATTCGTCGTCGCCGTGTCGAGCGCGTTTTGCCGCGCCACCACCTGATCGATCGGATTGACCAGATCCTCCATGGCCGACTTCGCGAGCGTCGCGCCCTGGTAGAGCCAGGACAACGGATTCGCTTTCCCGAAATTCGTCGCAAACTTCTCGCTCCAGGACTCGCCGGCCGCGATGATCTCGCCGCCGACGACCACGATCCGCTGTTTGAGCTTCTCCCACTCATCGCCGATCGCATCGAGCCGGGCGATCGTCTCGTTGCTCATCACCGCGGCCTCGCTCGCGACGTCCTGCATACCGGCCGTAATCGCCGGGAGCAGCTCCTTCCAATTGCGCCCAAACGCGTCTTGGGCATCGGCGGCCCGACGCGTCGGATCGGCAATCTGCCCGATCGCGTCGGCAATGGCCGTGAAGGCCGCATAGGCGTCCAAATGCTTGATCTCCTCGAGCGAGAGGCCGAGGTCGTCGAGCGCCTTGTTCAGGTTCTTATCGCCCGAGCCGAGTTTCTCCTGCAGGTTTTGCACGGCCGACACCATCGAGCTCATCGACGTCCCGGTCTGCGAGGCGACGTACTGCAACCGCTGAATGTTCTCGGCCGAGATGCCGGTCTGGTCCGACATCTTCTGCACCTGGTCGGCCGTGTCGATGATGGCCTTCCCGAAATTGATCACGCCGCGGATCGAGGCGTCGATGCCAATCGCCCCGAGCACGCCGGTCAGCGTCGAGAGCGACGAGCTCCAATCGCTCGAGGCCTTCGCGTTCGCTTCCGTCGCCTTCGCGAGGTTCTCGAGGCCTTTCGGGACGTCGTACCCGAGCGCCTGCATTTTCTCCACGGCCGCCTGCGCCTTACTGGAGACGTTCGCGAGCTCGTCGGCCGTGAGTTTCGAGACGCCCCCCAGCTTCTCGACGGCGATCGTCATGAGCGAGGCTTCCTGGATGAGCGCGCGCCCGGAGAATTGATCGCTCATCGCGTCCAGCGTTTTCTGGACTTTCTCGGAGCCCTTGCTCAGATCGGCGAGCTTGAACTGGGCGGCGTCCACCGCGTTCAGGAAGGAGGAGAAATCCGCCTCAAATTTCGCGGTCGGCATCAGGCGGCCTCGTGCGCCTCATAGCGTTCGTTCAGATACAACACGAGCTCGTGATAGACCCGGATCGGCAAGGCGTCCAGCTCCGCGAGCGTCCAGCCCATCAGCTGACAGATCGCAAACCGTGATCGGAGGTCGGTTCGGGATTGCGGATCGTTTTTTTTTCCGTCTCGGCCTCCTCCTCGCGGGCGGCCTCGTGCGTATCGATCGCCCGGATGATCTCGAGAAACCGGGGCACTCTGAGCGAGTCGAGCGCGCCGAGGGAAAACGGGACCGGCGCGCCGGTCGCATCCGTGAGCGACCAGCCGACGATGTACGCCTGGCAGCGGGCCGGCCCGACCCGGATGGGATCGAGCACCGGCATTTCGCCCGGCCCGAAGCGCCGCCGCATCTCGCCTTGCATGGCCCGATACTCGCCGGCCGTGAGCTCGTGCTTGACGTCGATCCAGTTCCCGTCGGCGAGCGGGATCCGATCAATCTGCGGGTTGACGAAACTGTGCATACGATCCTCGTTACGGGAGCGGCGCGCCGAGTTCGGCCTCGAGGCGCCCGGCGGCCGTCAGGGTGTAGTGGACGATCGGCCAACGCCAGGTCGCCCGTTGGGTCGGCGCCGTGAAGATGAGCGGGCGTTGCGCGAGCTTGAAGGCGTCGCGCTCCACCACGTTCGCCACGAGGCGCCACTGCTGCTGCTTGCGCGCGAGCGTGTAGCCCTGGATGCGCGCGGCCGTGAAGTACGACCAGCGGATCTCGCCGTTCACGCCGGAGATCCCCAGCGGCACGCCGCGCGCCCGGGGTTTACGCCGCCGCCGCGGCCGGCGTGTACGTGTCGGCCGGCTCGAGCGCCCAATCGCCGGCGCCCACGAACGTGCCCGTCACCGTCACCACGCCGTTCACGGCGACATCCACGGCCCCGTCGAGATACGCCAGGCCGGAGAAGAAGACCGTCGGCGTGAGACTGGACGGCGTGAGCTTGAGCCCGACCTTGGACTCGCCCAGCGCAATGTAGAGCATCGTGAGATCGTCCGTATCGAAAATGCCGGCCAGACTGCCCTTGACGTCCGGGAGCCCCTGGACGTACTGCTTCGTGGTATCGCCGAAGCACGTACTGTCCGCCCGGTCCCGGGCGAGGTTGAGCGTCCACTTGTTCATCGAGCCGAGCGGCGTGTACGTCGGCGTCGTCGTGGAGGCCGCGCGATCCACGCCGATCTCACCATGCGATCCATGTATGCGGTTCATCGTTGTGTCCTCGTGTCTAGACGTCCGGTTGTACGACCACGCGATAGTACCCGCCCCGATCGGCCCAGCGGACGGACGTATTGTCCGGATCGTCCATCCCGTCCTCGATCGGTTCCGAGCGTTCCGTGCGCAGCACCTTGTAGCCGCTGATCGGCCAGTCCGCCGGCCGGCGATCGTGCAGCACGGCATCAATGCGGACGGCCGCGGCCGCCGCGGCGTCGAGATTGGTCCCGAGCGCGATCGCCTCCACGCGGTACATCAGGGTTTCCACCGCATAGCCGTCAAACGCGTACGCGTCCGCCGTGCCGGGCACGAGCGAGACGACGACAAACTGCGAGCTGCCCTGCGGCGCCCGGCCGAAATAGACGCCGTCCGGCATCAGCGCCGCGAGCTCGCTATCGCTCGTGAGCGCCTGGACGATGGCTGCGTCAATCGCCCCGCTATTCTTCGGCATTGCCCGACACCGTGAAGCCCGCCCGCCGGACGAGATCGGCGAGTTGCATGTTCATCGTCGCGCGGCGCCGATCGGCGATCGCGTGAAGACTCTGACTCCGGTGTGCCGGCATCACGCCCCGATGCGATCCCGGCCGCCATTGTTTCGTGAACCGATCCACCGTGCCGAGCTCCCAGAAATGCGCGTGTGGCGCGAGCGAGAACACATGGCCGACGGTCGCGACGCCACTCCGCGCGACATTGCTCGAGACGCCGGCCCGCAGGTTCCCGCCGGGATATGCCGACCGGGTCCGCGTGCCGCGCGTCGTCGAGGCCTTGTAGCCCGGCCCGACCGGGTACCCGCGGAGGAGCTCCGCTTTCGTCTCCTCCGTCGTCCGCCGAATGATGGCGGACGCGTCGCCGGCGAGCGCCTCCGGCAGATTGCGCAGGCCTTCGGAAAACGCCGAGAGCCCTTCCCAGGACACCGAGACACTCATACCGGCCGCGTCTCCGGGAACGTCGAGCCCGTCCGATCGCCGAGGCCCCGCGGATCGCGCTCCGCGATGTACTCCGCCGCCGTCACCACGAGGTAGCGCCGGCGCGTGTGGACGATCTCCACGCCGAGCACGTCGTACCGGTGTTCGATCGTCGGATCCTCGAGATCCGGGACCCAGATCCGACAGAGCGTCGTCAGCCCCGGATGGTAATCGCCGCGGAGCAAATGTGTCGCCGAGGCTTCGACCGTTTTGGCGATCACGCGTTCGATATTGCGCGCGTTTGCGTTTTCGATCGCACACCACCAGACCGGCGGATCGAGCGGCGTCCAGGCCTCCCGCCAACCGCCCAGGCCGTCGGGGATCGGCGTCCCCGGCGCTTCCGGTCGTGTGCGAAAGGGCAGGTCGCGCATCAGCTCACCGCCGGATCGTGCAACTGCATGAGCACCTGACTGATCGTCTCCCACGTCCCGGCCCAGGCATCGCGGGCGCCACTCATCCCACTCGGCGCCGCGCCCGTGTCGCCCCGGTGATCCCAGGCACAGCCGAGATGCAGCAAGACGGCCTGCTGGATACACTTCGGCGCGGACGTTTCATCCCAGCTGGGATCGTTCGCGTGATCGACAAACCGGCGGATCGCTTCGGACGATTGCGCGATCTTGGCCGTGAGATCCGCCTGAATTTCCGGTTGCGCGCTCGAGAGGACGAGCCGGAGATGCGCGAGCGCCTGGTCCTGGCTCACGAGCGGCCCCCCCTCAATCGGAAACACGAGCGTGGGCGGCGTCGGGACGGTCATTCCCCACGCCGATCCCGGCCATCCCGGCCGCGTTTGACGGCGAGCGTCCACGCCGTGGCGCCTTCCGCCGTTTCCGGCCGCGTCTGCGTCGCCTGATCGCAATGCCAGAGCGAGCCGGCCCAGGTGACGAGATCCCCGGGCGTGTAGCGGAACGCCGCCGAGTACACGCCGCGATAGGTCGGCACCGGGAGCACGATCTCGCCGATCGTTTTCGTCTGGCCGTCCCGATGCGCCACGATCGCGAATCCGCGTGCACCGCGGAGCTCCACCTCGAGATCCTCGTAGCTCAGGCCGTCTCGCCCGTCCGCGCCGTCCTTCCCGTCGTGCCCGGCGGCGCCGGGCGGCCCGGCGAGGAGCGGTTTCACTTCCACCGCGGCCAGGCGTTCGCGGACGCCGACGAGATCGGCGGCCAGCGTCTCGAGCGGCCGGCCGGCGGCTTCAAGTATGGCGATCCGCGTCTCGAGCGGCGCCAGGAGCGCCTTGACCGTCACAAGGAGCGCCTCACCGGCCTGCTCAGGAGTCATGCGGGAACGCCTTCGTCTGGAATGTGGACACCATCGCCGCGAGCAGCTCGCCGTCCGCCGGCGGCGGCGGCGCCGGCTTCGCAAACGGATCCTCGTCGTCGCGCGCGGCGAGCGCCTCGAGCGAGTAGTACTGCTGTTGCAGGTACGGCGAATCGCCGCCCTTGACCGGCCCGACCCCGAAGTACTTGTAGCGCGCCTCGTTTGGCGCGAGCGCACCGGCGCCGATGGAATCGGCGGCCGCCTTCGTCCGCGTTTCCGTATCCATCCAGATTAGGCCGTCGATATCGAGCTCCACGCCGAGATTCGGCGCGAGCTCCAAGCCATCGTCGAGCGCGGCCTCGAAGTTGACGAGCAGCGTCTGGAGACACTGCGAGTAGTACTGGCGAAACAGATACTCCTGTTTGCCGTAGGGCGGTTGTTGCGACGTGTCGATCAGCGACACCGGGACGTGATAGCACTTGCAGATCTCGGCCGTCGTCCATTGCAGTTGCTTGATCAGGTCGGCGTCCACGGCCGAGACGCTCAGTTGTTCGTACTTGAGGCCCTGTCCAAGGACGGCGACCTTCCCGGCATTGTTGCCGGTGAATTCCGTTTGCCAGTAGTTCTTGATCCGGTCCGAGGTGTCCTGCGAAATGTTGCCAGGCGCCGAGAGCACGCCGGACGGTTTGCTGCCCTGGCCGAAAAATTTCGTGGACGTCGATTGAATGGTGAGCCCCTGGATCGCCGGCGCCGCCGCGGCGAACACGGGCGAGACGCCGATCAGCGGATGAAAGAGCGGATACATCAGATCGTGGATGATCTCGCGCGCCGGCACCAGGAATCCGCCGCGCGGCCCGGCGAGCTCGTGCGGGAGCTCGAGGCCGGGAAAGATGCCCACGCCGCCCGTCGCCCACATGCCCGAGGTGAGCTCGTAGTACACGCCGCCGTCACTGGCGACCACGGGCCAGACCTTGGAGGGATCGAGGATATAGAGCGCGATCACGATCCCGCGGCCGTCGCGTTCCTTGAGCGCGTAGGTGTTCCCGTTCGTCAGTTTCGAGAGCATCCAGTGCTCGACAAACTTCGTCGGCAGTTGGTAGCGATTCGGCCGGCGGAGCAGCGGCGAGTACGCCGGGTTCGTGGTCGGGATCCAGACGCCGTCGCCGTTCTCGTCCTGCACCAGGCGGAGCTCGAGTTTGCCGACGTCGGTTGCGATCAGCGTGATACAGGAGAACGCCGTCGGGTTCGCGATCGGCGAGTCCACGGTGAGCTCGTCGTTGTTCTGCCACGCGCCCGTGTAGGGTTCGCGGATCGACAACCAGCTGCCGCCGCCCACGCCACGCCGGATCGGTTCAAAGGTGGTCGGCATCCGCGTGAGGCGAATGGGCGAGCGGAGTGAGATCGCGCGTCCGAACAGCTGCATCATCTCCTCGAGCACGAGACGCGCGCCGCGATCCTTCAGGAGTAGCGCCTTCCCGGATCGCGGCGGCGTCGCGTCCGCGCGTCTAGACCGGGTACGCCGTCCCGGAGATGTAGTTGACCGCCGCCGCCATGGCTCGGTTCCAGTTGATGTAGCGTTCGGCCCGGAGCCCGATCAGGTTGTTCTGCCAGAGTGACACGAGGACCGTCGTCGCGTCCGCCGGCGAGGCCGGCGCCGAGTCCATCTGCACAGAGGCGTCGCGCGACACGTCGATCGAGACGCCGCCTTCATCCGCGATCAGGATGTAACTCGGATCAAAGGCGATGATATTCGTCCCGGCGACGCTCGACGTGATCACGCTGATCCCGCCGAACAACGTCCCGCCGGTCGGCGTCATCCCCGGAAATTCCGGGAGCCCCATCGCGTTGGTTTTCATCGCGAGCGTGAGCGCGTTGGTGGGCGACATGACGACGACGAGCGACGCCAGCGGCACATGCGCCGCCGTGAAAGATGCCAGGAGCGTCCGGACGTCGTTCACCGGATCGGCCGTCGCCGGGATCCCCGCGATCCCGTTGGTGATCGAGGCCGGATGCACGCCGGCGACCGCGGCCACGGTCGGATCCAGGAACTGCTGATCGAGGAATCCCGCGATCCCCTTGACCATCTCGTCTCGGATGATGGCTTCAGCTGAGGGCACCGAGAGGCGCGCGAGCTCGTCCGTCAAGACGATGATCCCGGCCGCCTTCGAGACGCTCAACTTCACGGAGCCAAACGCGGCGGCCGTGACCGGCTTGGCCTTCGCCTCGCCGACCCAGTTGTACGTCCCGCCGCCGGTCTGCATCGGGACCGACGCATTGAACGGGACGGTCCGGAGGCCGGGCACGCGGCCGATCACGGTCGCCGGCCGGAGGAGATCGATGAACTCGCCGGTGATGTTCGCCGTCGGGACGAGGACGCCGGCCCAGGTCGGATCCGTCGTCGTCGCCGGCGCCACGGCCGCCTTGAGATAGAGCCCGATCTCCGGCGTGTCTTTGTATTCCTTCGCGATCTCGATCGCGAGCATCCGATCGCCCTTCGATCGGAGCAGGCACGAGGCCGCGCGCGCCAGGCGGATCCCCGGCTCGACCGTCGGCCGGACTGTCACGGTCGGCGGGACGATCGCCGTCCGCGGGGTCATCGGCACCGCCGTGGCCGTTTTCACCTGGAGGCGCTCGAGATCGCGCAGGCGCTCCAGCTGCGCGTCAATTGATTTGATCTCGGCCGCATACTCGTCGTACTTCGTGGCCTCGTCGCCCTCGAGCGCGACGCCGGTGTCATTGGACTTCGTCATCAGCGAGGCCATGAGGCCGGCCGTCGCCGCGCGTTTGTTTTCCCACACGGTCAGGGATTCAGCGGTTGTCATTGGTGGACCTGTTCGCGGTAATCCCGAATCGCCGGGAGAAGGCAGGCCGGCCGCGGCCTTAATGTGCAGAATCGTCGCGTCCATATTCGCCGGGATCGTCACCAGCGAGAGCTCGCAGATCTCGATCTTCGCGAGCTTCAGGACACCGGACGCCAGGCGCTCAATCGCGTGATCGAGGATCCGGAACCCGATCGACACGCCGCGGATCACGTTCGCCGCGACACTCTGCCGCGCTTCGTCTGTCCGGAGCTTGAGCGCGCCCGCCTCCGTCACGTCCGGGATCTCGGCCTCGAACGTGACGGCCGTTGCGGTCTTCGTCAGCCAGGCCGATCCGATCGGTTGCCGTTGATCGTGTTGCCAGAGGAGCGGAACGGGATTCTTAAACGTGACGCCGGCGAGATCAATCACCTGGCCGTCGCGATCGGGCGTGGGCGTCGTGGCAATGCCGGCGAATTTCCCGCCAGCGAGCGCCTTCAGCTCGAGGCGCGCGTATGCGCGATCCATGGATCGCGCTCGAGTATGCCGGGCCGCCTACCGCTTTCCGGCATCACGGCGGGTTTGTGGTTCAAAATTCGTGAGGTGTTGACGAAGGACGGCCGCCATGCTGCGCGCCGTTCGGATCGCCGTCAGGGCGACGGCATCGTACTGACGTGTCGTCAGCGTCAGCGTAAACCGTGTCGCGCGATCCGCGTCTGTATCGACCCGCGGCCGGCCGGCCCGTTTCGCCATCGGCGGCCCTCAGAAAATCAGCACCTGATACTCCGGATCCTTCGGCCGCCGGACGATCCGATCGATCAGCATGTCGAGCGCGACCTGGCCGTCGATCTTTTCACTGGCGCGTTCCTTGGCGGGCCGCATGTCGCCCTTCGTCCCGTGCCGCACGACGTAGTTACTCGCCATCCAGGCGAGGATCGGATCGCCGCCGTGGCAGAGCGTGCCGAGCTGCACGAGCTCGAGCTTACGCCGAATCGCTTCGTTCAGCTGAAAGCCTTGGCCGGTGTGCACCATCGTAATCCCCTGTCCGGCGAGATTCTGCGCCATCTGCTCCGCGAAGCGATTGTCATACGCGACCTCGCGCACGCCGTCGGCCTGGCAGTCAGCCGCGACCGCGGCCTCGATCACGCCGTAATCCGTCGTCGGCCCTTCCGTCACGACGAGCGCGCCCGATCGCCGCCAGTCGCCATACGGCCGCGTCGGATATTTCGTGATGGCCGATTCTGGAATCCAAAACCGGCACTTCACGACCAGTCGGCCGTCGTCAAGCATCCAGCCGCGCAGCCAGGCCGAAAAATCATCGGACTGGCCGAGATCGAGGCCGCCGTAGCACGGGACGCCGACGAGCTCGGCGTCGGCCGGCGGCGCCAGGCACGCCGACCAGGCCGCGATCGAGATCGCGCGCGTGATCGCCTGCGTCCAGACGCAGAAATTGAACCGGAGCAGATCGGCGACCGCATCCACGCGCCCGAGCGCCTGCGTCACGAGCTCGCGCAGATACGCCCACGGCAGCGAGACGCCGAGGTTCGGATTGGCTTTGAGCCAATGCGGCCCTTCGACGCGCCAGTCGTCACAGTCGGCGCAGTCGTCGCTCGGAAATTCCTTGCCGGCCGCCAGGCAGCGCGCGCACGGATCGAGGCCGCACACGTAGGCAAACCACGTCGGATCGTCGCGCACGCCCTCGAGCACCTGGCGCGAGTAGTCGTGATCGTGCCAGCAGATCGACGTCCGATCGAAACCGCTATTGGTCGTCCGGAGGACGAGCGCGTTGCGGCGGCCTTTCGTCCCGCGGCGCATTTTCGACACGACCACATTCGAGCTGTGTTCGTGTTCTTCGTCGATGAGCGCGCCGTGGACGCGTTTGCCGTCGAGCCCGCGTTTCTCGCTCGAGATGGCGCGCAGAAACGACGCCGTCTCGACGACGGCCAGGTTATTGGCGGTTTGCTGCACGAGCGCGCGCAGCGCCGGCGAGGCCTTGACCATCTTTTCGGCGTCGGCAAACGCGATCCGCGCCTGATCGCGCGAGACGGCGGCGAAATAGACTTGCGCGGCCGGCTCGCCGTCGGCCACGAGCAAATAGAGCATCAGCCCGGCGCCCGTCGGCGTTTTGCCGTTCCCCTTGCCGATCTCCTCGTACCCGTCGCGAAACCGGCGCGTCCCGGCGGCCGTGTACCAGCCCATGAGCGATCCGACGATGAAGGCCTGCCAGGGTTCCAGGACAAACGGCCGGCCGTCGGCGGGATCGGCGTCGTCGGCGAGCGTCTCGTTCGCGTCGGTGACTTCCGGCAGACAGAGCACCTCCGCGAAAAACTCAATCACGCGGATCGCCTCCGCCGGTCGCCACTCGAGGCCGTTCGCCGGCGAGGCCTCGCGATCGCGCAGATGGCGCGCGCACGCGAGCCGCACGAGCCGGCCGGCGACGATCCGCCCGTCGACCACATCGCGCGCGTACTGCGTGACGGGATCGATCAGCGGCGGCGGCGGCGTAACAATGGCATTGTTAGAGGGTTGTTTCCGCGGCTTCGGCGCCCGTTGAGCACGAACACGAACGCGACGCCGCCCGATACGCCGCGCCATTTACACGCCGACGAGGAGCTTCGGCGGCGTCGGGATCGCGACGTGCCGCGGCCGCCAGAGATGCAGCGTAAACGGATGATTGTTGACGTACTCTGAGCGCCGCGGATGGTACTGAATCACGAGGTCTTCCGGATCCCAACAGAGATCCTTGACGAAACACATTTCGCGCCACGTCGGACAGCGTTGCGATCGGCCGCCGTAGCGATAGGCGTGAACGCTGACATGTTCCCAGTCGAGGCCTTCGGGGACGTCGCGCTCCGTCCCGTCCGAACAAATGAGCGTGAGCCGCCAACCCGGTTCCGTCGACTCGAGATCGAACGCGCCATTGTGACCGGCCGCCGACGTGGTACCGAGGAGCGGATGTTCGCGAATGCGTGCGCGCTCCGGGACATGAAACATACGGCCTCCTATCGCCGCAAAAACTTCTCGAGCGGATTCGTCGGCGGCGCCGGCGCCAGCGCGGCGATCTTCGTGACGCGCGCGCGCGCGCTCGGCGTCATGCCGAAATCCGTCATGAGCGATCGCAGCAGTGCCAACGCCTGGCGCGCCTGCGCGACAAACGGCGACGCCATCAGAAACCCGTTCGGCCCGACGACCGTCGGCATCCGGCGCGCCTGGCGCGCGGCCGTGCGCCACTCCGCAAAGACGACGCAATAGGCCGCCAGGGCGTTGCCGTCGAGCTCGGAGAGCAGGCCGTTTTTCGCGAGCAGCGGCGCGACGCGTCGCCATTCCTGGCGCGCCATCTTGTCGAGCCACGCCGGCGGCGCCGTGTTGACGTCGACGAGCGCCGGCGTCGGTTCGTGCGTCGGCAGCGGCCGTCGGCCCGGGTTGCCCCGCAGGAGTTTTAACTGCGTCGGGACCGGCTTGCGACCACGCACCGATCTACTCCCGATCGCGCTCGGACCACAGCACGAACCGCTCGAGACTCTCGCGTAACGCCCACCGGATCGCGCGCAGCTCGACGTGCACCCAGGTCCCGACGAACGCACACGCGGCGAGCACGACGACGAGTAACGCCAGCAGCAGATCGAGCACGGGATCCGTCATGACGCTAACCCCTTGCTGAATTTCGCGACCGCGCGCAAATGGGGGGGGAGCAGGTTACAGACCGCTCCCGGGCAAACTTGGGGATCCCCCCCCCTCGGCCTGATTCCGCCCACGCGCACGAGGGACCGGCTCGGTCACAGGCCGGCCGCCGTTTTCTTCCAGCCGCACGACGCGCACAAGGCTTGCCAATTGCCGAGCTCGTCCCAGAACAAGGCCTGATCGCCCTTGTGTGGGACGACGTGATCCACTTGCGTGGCCGGCGTCACCCGGCCGCCCGCATGGCAGGCACTCATCACCGGCGGCCGGCCGCCTGGCCGCATCCCACACAGCGGGTACAGCTGCAGGAATAGCTTGCGCCGTTTCTCCCAAGCCCACGTATAGCCGCGCGCGCGTTGCGAGCCGCGGCGGCCGGCGTCAGCGGCTCGCCGGATCGCCGGCCGATGCACGACACAGTAGGCCTCGCCAGGCGCGAGCAGCGCCGCGCAACCCGGAACCGCGCACGGTTTGACCGGCCCTAGTGCAGCCATCGCAAGCCCACCGTCACGAGCAGCAGGACGCCGGCGAACACCGCGTGCCCGTGCAGGACGAGGACGACGACGCCGGCGACGCCGGCCACGTAACAGATCGCATACGCGATCGCGATCACTGGATCAGACTCCGTTCGCGCCGGCGAAAGCTATCAGCGTTCGGACACGTCGCCCAATGGTTCAACGTCAGATCGACGACTTTGATCACGCGAAACGGCGCCGCGCGCTCGAGCTTCGTCTCGAGGACGTGCAGACTGTTGAAACACATTCGCCGGCCCGAGCTCACGATCGTCGCCCAGACGATCGCCGCCTGGCAGCCGCGACACTGCGCGCGTTGAATCGACGCCGCGAAGACTTCGATCGAGCCTAGTGCCATGCGTTCACCTCACGGCGTCAGCGCGACGACTTGCGCCGGCGTCATCTGATCGCCTCGAGCGCAGCCATCATCTCGACACGTTGCTCGTTGAGTTGCGCTACAACAACGCCGATCCTCTGGCACTCCAAAACCTCGTGCGGTTGCGGCGCGTTGACCATTGCCAGAATCCAATGAACGCCGTCGTATCGGTGTGGCCGAGATTGGCTTCTTTGTTCTCCGGCGGCGTCGGTGGCGTACGAGTTACATTCTTGCGCCCAGAGATGTTGATAGAACTGCATCTGTCTCAGTGTTTGCCCGATCGACTCGCCACGCGGTTTAATTTCGACGAAGAACAAGTCGAAATCCCAAGCAGAGATCGGCGCGCGCTCGGACAATTCCCGACCTAACCGTAAGAGTCTTCCATGCTTCACGAGGGTTTCGTAGCTCGTTTCGCCGGCGCAATCACGGCTGATACTGCGAAACTTCGGACACGCAGCGATTTGAACGTCAATCCATCCGCCGATCTGCGGTTCTCCCAAATACCAGTGCGAGTACAGCGGAGCCTCGAGCCGAGCATCGATGAAATCGTACCCGCCTGCTACGGGTGCGACATGTTGCAAGAAACCCGAGGCGTTTGACTTCACATAGAGCGCGGCGCGATCGTGGGAAACAGGAATTTTCGCGCCTGGCGCCTTCATTCGTTGGATCGCTCTCATGCATCCTCCGCTTCGACGTGATAGATCACGCGATCGCCGGCGCCTTGCTGCACGAGCCGGTAGCCCGGGACGGCGTAGACGGCGACGTACACGACGGACACGGGCGCGACGAGCTCGAAGCCCTGGCGCGCGTAGAGCTCAAGCTCCACGGTGTTGAGGCTGTGCACGTCGGCGGTAAACGCGCAGCGCCGGCAGTAGCGCGTGAGATCCTGGCCGGCGACGACGAGCCGCGTCTGTCCCGAGCCGGCGCCATGCGCCGTATCCGTCCGAAACGAAAAATCAATTGCCTCGATCGGGCCGTCGGGCGCGTCGCCGCGATCGCGCTCGGATTCGTCACTCATCGTCCCGATTCTCGAGCGGCTGATTCAGGCGGCGGCCGTCGGCGCCGTAAAACACGGCGCGCAGACCCTCACACATCACAACGACCGGCACGCCGGCGAATGCCGAGCCAGATTTGCAGACGTGGTGTTCGAAGGCTTCCTTCAGCCCTCGAGCCACCTTATCGGAGATCGGGTGTGTGCACTCGATCACGATCAGCGCCGGGCGCCCAGGCGTTGCCGGGATGGCCTCGACGCGCGCGTCGGGCAGGCCGGCGCCAGCGAACAGCGCAAACAGTTCTCGACGTTTCATGATGGGGCGCCCTCCCGCGCGCGTCGACGATTGGGCCAGCCGGCCGCCTGGCGTGGCGCGCCGGCGACGATCGGCGCCGCCGGCGAGGATGGATCCGGCGCACGCCGATCGCGCGTCCTGCGGCCGCCTCGCACGAAACGGGTCCCGACGAACAGGGCCGAATTAAGGACGACGGGGGCCGAATTAGCGACAAACGGGCGCGCGGCGACCGCAACAGACTGGCGCGCGGGCGCGGCCATGCAATCGCAGGCGCGGTCAATTTTTCGGGAGAGTGAAATTTGCTCAGGAAACGTGTGAAATCGGCGAGCTTTCGTAAGCGTCTTCGAGAAAATTGCGTAAATCTCGTAACGCTTACTTGCGACAGGATTTAGGGGACAAGCACTCATCGCCAGTTATCACTTAGTTATCACTTTGCCCCGATCGCCAGTTATCACCGCGCCGGCGTAGCTCAATCGGTAGAGCACCGGTTTCGTAAACCGGGGGTTCGCGGTTCAAGTCCGCGCGCCGGCTGTCCTTCACGTCGTCCATGTCACGATATCGTCGGCAAAGCTCGCCGCGGCCGTCGTCGGCCGGTAGCGGTAATAATGCTTGGCCGTCACCTGGGGATCGGCGTGGCCGAGCTGATTGCTGACCCAGGCCAGCTTGCTATCCCAGTTCTTGACTAAATGCGACGTGGCGAACGTATCGCGAAAGTCGTGCAGGGTATGGCCGGCGATCCCGCAGGCCGTCATCGACCGCGTGAGCACGTCGCGGACGCTACTGTTCGGCGTCAATCGGGCGAGCCGGCGCGTCGTAAAGACATGGCGCGGCGTCGGCCGACCTCGCCGAAACGCTTCTTTCCGCTGATCCGCCTGCCAGCGTTCGAGCTGCTCGAGCACGCGCCCGCTCAACTGGACGACGCGCACCCGATGCGTTTTCGTGTCCTTGTCGGCGCCCTCCGTCGGGCTGTAGCTCGCCGCGATCGTCGCCGTCCGCGCCGGCCAGTCGATCGCCGTCCACGGCAGCGCGCCGGCCTCGCCGACGCGCACGCCGATATCCAACAGAAATTGGAAGTACGGCACATAGTCGGGTTCGACGGCCGCGATCTGATCGAACAACTGCCCGACCTCCGCCGCCGTGAACGGATTCGGCGGATGTTCGACGACGAGCTCGCCCTTCTGGCGGATCTTGCGGCCGAGATCGAAGCAGGGATTGTGGCCCGTGAGCTTGCCGGCAAACTTCGCCCAGGTGCAGAACGCACTCAGGACCCGTTGCAGCCGGCGCCGCATGCTCAGGCTCACGCCGGCCGCGTGGAGCTCGAGCAGATACTCGTGGAAGACGATCGGTGAGCACGTCGCGTCACTGATCACGAGATCGCCGAGGCCAGGATACCGACGATGGCCGGGCTCCGGCGCCAGGTAGTTCCGCAGGGCACTGCGGTACCCGCGGAGCGTCGCGCCGGCCAAGGTCCGTTGACAATCGGCGAGCCACCCCGTGAGCTTGGTCTTGTCCGGATGTTCACCGGCGAGCGCGGCCAGGGAATCGACGCGGCGCAGACTGACCGTCGGGACCTCCGGCCGTGGCGCGTCGGCGGCGAGTCCTTTCTCGAGCTCGACCTTGGCTTCGTTCGCCTCGGCCTCCGTCGTAAACCACATCGAGAGCCGTTTACCCGGTCCCGTGCGGCCCGGCTTGTAGGCGCGCCACAGCAGCGCCCACGGCTTCTTGCGGCCGGGCGTTTTGTCGTGGTAGAGCGTGACGACGATCCCACGCACGCGCGCCATCAGCGTCTCGCCTTCTTCGTCGCCGGCAGCTTCTGATCCAGCCAGAGCTGCAGCGCGCGGCGCAATTGTTCGCTGTACGGGATGCCGTCGCGCGCCTTGATCGCGTCCAAGGCCGCGCGCATCTCCGCCGGGATCCGGAGATTGACCGTCTCGGTGTGTTTCATGCCGAGAGTGTATCACAACGGCACCATTACCCGCGCGTGGCCTTCACCGCGCGCGCCACGCGCTCGAGCAGTTGCGCCCGCGCCAGGCCGGGCGCCGGCGCCGGCCCGCGATCGGCGGTGGGTTGTTCCCGGCGACGCAGCCACCCGTCAAACTCCGAGCGTTTGACCAGCAGACAGCCGCCAATCCGGTGGACCGGCAGCGGATCGCGCGCGTCGTGCATGTAGCGGCGTAGCGTGCGGATCGAGAGCGTCGAGTACCGCACGAGATCGCTCAGGCGCAGATAGCGATCGCCGTCGTCGTCGAGCCGGCCAATCGGCGGCATGATCAGATCCGCGAGCCGTCCGGCATCCGGGCGCCGTTGCCAAAGCCCCAGATTTTTCCGTCGGTGTGCTTGACGTTGTCGTACGTGCAGGCCAGGTACCAGCCGCGGCAATTCGCATCCTCCGGCGTACAGGCCGGCCCCCGTGCGACGCCATCGGTGTAGTCGGGCGGCGTCCCGCATTGCGGGTTGCCGTCGAACATGAGAAACGCGAGATCCTCCCAGTACCGGAACTTGTGCCCGTAGGGTTGCTGCGCGAATTGCCACAGCGTATCCACGGCGCGATCGGCGGCGTCCTGCGTCGTCCAGTCGCTCACGCCCTGATAGTTCAGGCCGTCGATCGACGTGTTGAGATCGTCATAGAACCCGAACCGGCCGCGCGGATCGCCGTCGGCAAACCAACTCGTGTAATGCGGCGAGAAATGGAGCCAGCAGCTGACCCCGGCCGCGTGACAGCGATCGCCGATGTGCGTGATCGCCGTGATCGCATCCGGCGCCGTGCGATTCCACAGATTCCACTCCCAGGCCGGCACAACTTCGTCGACGACCGGGAGCAGCGCGTCGAGTAGCGGATCGGCATACGCCGCCCATTGATCGGGATCCATGTTCGGCGGCGCGTAGAGCGTCGGTTCCGTCGGAAACGTCGCGAAGTATTTCGATCCGAGCATGACGCCGACGTACAGGCCGTACGACCGCACGAGCTCGCACGTCGAGCGGAACTGCGCGAGGGATCGGCCGGCGCCGGGCGGCGAGCCGGGCGGTTGATCGACGGCCGCCAGGCTATCGCCCACGCTCAGGAAAAAATGCGTGTACCCGAGGCCGACGTACGTCGACAGGATCGTCCGTTGCCAGTCGAGCGACCAGCGATCGAGAAACCACGTCAGCACCCGTTCGGGATAGCTGCTCGAGGCGCCCGGGACCCACGGCAGGCCGGGAATGGTGACGCCCCAGGCATCCGCCCGGCAGTAGTCGCGATCGCGCGGCGCCTGGCCGTTCGGCCACGGGAGCGTCGTCGCCCACGGGACGCCGTCGCGATCCGGCCGCGGGAGCGGCAGCGGCAGCGGCGGCCGGACGATCGGCGGGACCACGATCGCGCCCGCGGCCGTCGGCTGTAGTAAGACCGTCCGCATGATCGCCTCCTAGCAGTTCGGCAGTTGACAGCAGAAGTACGAAAAAATCCGATCGCCTTGCGCCGGCCGGGTCCAGCTGGTCTTGACGCCGACGCCGGCGCCGCCGCCAAACGTCTCGTAGGCCTTGCATTCCGGCGCGCTCGAGAACACGCCGTACTCGTTCGGGTTCTGCGAGACGTACGAGCCATCGGCGCGCTTCAGGCCGACGAGGCCGTCGCCCTGGTCGTCGAACGACTGAAATTGCGAATTCGGCAGCGGTTCGCTCAGCCCGCCAAACGGCGACAACGGATCGTGGAACAGGGCGTAGTTACTACTCATGGCGTCGGATCTCCTTTCGGGATCGGTTCGAGAATGACGACCGTCGACGCCTGGCCATCGACGATCTGCACGGGCGGCTCGCGCTGACACCAGCGCGGCGTATCGTCGTGCAACAGGCCGACGGCGACGAGCGCGTCGACGAGATGCTTGGCGCAAAAAGCCAGGTTATCGGGATCGCGGATCAGCTGTTGCGGCCGGGCGCAGTGGCGTTCGATCGTCAGCCGTTGCGGCTGCGTCGACCAGACGCGCCGCCGGCCTTGCAGGGTCGCCGCGACGAGCCGCGCGCCGTACGAGCCGGCGTCGAGCAAGGCCGTCGACACGAGGCCTTGCCAGATGCGCCGCTCGCGTTGCTTGACGCGCCAATGTTTCCAGAGCGTGGCATTCGGCGATCGGAGGAGCCGCGGAAGATGGATCGTCCAGCGTTCGCGCGCGTGATCGAGCGTCGCGATCGCACGTTGGAACACGACCGTTTCCCGTGTCGACAGCTTTTGCACAGGCCGACGCCGCGTCGCCGGCGATCGCCGCCGCGATCCGCTTGCAGCCTGACGGGCCGTCACTTGCACTCGAGCGTTCGCCATCAGCCGCGGCCTCGATCGGGATCGGTTTTCCACAGGATCCACACGCCCTAATTACCTCGTTGCTGATCTAAGTACCCCGATCTCTGTACTCTGTACTCGCATCGTTTGAGCATCGATTGAGCATCAACTGGGCATCGGCCGGGCATCCTTGATCGCCCGCAGCCAGCGGCCGCCGGCGCCCTTCGCCGCATGGGCGGAGCGGCTCGAGGCCTGGCGCCGTTCCTGCTCGAGCCGCGGCGAAATCAGCCGGCCATCAACGACCTGAAAGCACTCGGCGAGCGCCGGCCAGATCGATCGGCGAAAGCGCCGCGGCGAGACTTCCACGAGCCGCGCCAGCTTCGTCGGATCGGCCGGGACGCGCCGCTCGAGCCAGCAGTAACAGAGCAGCCGCACATACGCGCCTTGCGCTTCGAGTGACATTTCCCGGACCCGGCCGTCCGCGATCCAGTCTCGCGCAAAAAACCGGAACCACGGCCAGGCCGTCACGATCGCCCCCGCGGCGCGTGGACGATCCAGCCGACGGATCGCGTTTCACAGTACGCGCATTCGAGCCACAGGATCCCGTCGCCGTCGCCGCGCACGATCCAGTGATGCGTACAGCGACAGACGGTGACGAGCCGGACGAGCCACGCCGGGATCCCCGTCAGCATGGCGATCGATCGTCGGGCGACGGTTCGAGCGCGCGCGCGGCGCGCGCCGCCGTCTCGTCGCGTTCACGCTGAAGCAGATGCACAAGCTCGAGGGCGGCGCCGAGCACGACGCCGCGCCGGAGCGGATCAGCGTCCGCGGCGCAATAGAGCGCCCCGCTGATCCGTTTGACCGTCGCCCGTTCCACCGGACTGCAGATGGGATCGGCCTCGAGGCGAGACGCCGCCGGCCGAAAGAGAAAGCCCCGCCGCGGATCGTTAGCCATCGTCGCCGCCTCCGTTCGGTCGTCGGCTGTGACTGGGATCACAACCGGAGCACGTCGCCGAGGGCTTCACGGTAAACGCCGCGAAAATTTTTCGTCAAGACTGCAAAATCGGAAGGCATCCCAACAATAGATTGGCCGATCGCTATTAGGGCGAACGCCGACGGATCCGCCCGCAAGCCCTCGCGTACGCGCCGTTCGGCGCCCCTTGATCTTTTTATGTGCGGCCGGGCTTGCATTTGACTGCATACGGATATCCGGAGTCAGATTGTGAACCGTGTCGAGCCGTCACACACAATACCGCTCGCCGCCTATGGGACGACTGGACGATCGCGCGCGGGCGCGCCTGCAACTATGGTTGGACCTGAGCGACACGATCACTCAGGACACCCTCGCGTCGGCCATCGGCAAACATCAGAGCTATATCAGCCGGTACCTGCGGAATCCGGACGGGCGCCTCGCGCTCGATCAACTCGAAACCCTGGCGCGCGTGTTTGGCCATACCATCGGCGATCTGCTCGATTCGCCGCCCGATCCCCAGGAGGCCGCGATCCTCGAGCTCGCGCGGGGCCTGCGATCGTCGGCCCGGGCGAAATGGATCGCCGCCTTTCAGGAAACCCTCGAGATCGTCCGCCGGCGGCCGCCGAAACAGAAACGGCGCGCGCATCGCTAAGGTTCCCGCCACCGATCGGCCGCGCACGTCCACCCGCAGATCCCCATCGCGCACTCCATCCCGACGAGGAGCTTGACCGGCCGGCCATCCTTGCACGTCAACGACGGCGGCGGATGCAGCGCGCGGACCCCGACTTCGCGTTCGAATTCGGTGTAGACGCCGCTCGTCCGACAGCCCGCCGCCGTCAGGGCGATCCCGATCGCCGCGACGAGCTCACCGAATCGGCGCCAGGACGACGGGACCAAGCAGCACCCGCACGAGCCAGACGACGACGAGGATCACGACGACGACCGTCACAACCTGTTTGTAGAGCGGCGGCATCGGGATGTATGTCGCGATCAACCAGAGCACGAACCCGAGGATCGCGACGCCGACGACGAGCGAGAGGAGATCCAGCACGGCGCCTCCGGTGTATCCGCTTAGGTCGCAGGGATCCGAAATTCTTGCGGCACTTATTGCACCTCAAAGGCCACGGTGAATCCTACGTCGCAGGCACCAGCCGAGAAATTACCGAACGTGCTTTTTAGGATACGGAAAGACGTCGCGGACGGATCCACCACGAGCGTGGCCTGCGGTATGCCGGTTGAATCCGCCAGTCTGCCCACCGGGAGATACATCGAGCCAGCGGACGTAAAACTGCCATAGTTGGCGTTCAAGACAAACAGCGCCTGCGACATGGTCCCACCGATGGTCGTGGATGCCAGGACCATCGCGACCCAGAGCGTGCGGCCATCCAGCCGGTAGCGACTGGCGCTGACATTGCCAGCCGCCACCGTCCACGTCATGCCTCCGGTTGCCGTAAAATTCGCCGCACTGAATGCGGGCGTAATCCACGCGCCTTGTTCGTGGTTCTGTAAAACCCAGACGTTACCGTAGCGGAGATAGTGGGCGGATCCGAATTGGCCGATTGGTGTGGGCGCGCTGATGACCATGTTAAGAATCGTGCCCGCACTGCTAAGATGCGGCACGCGCAAGACACCCACATTGCGGTTCATGACATACAGCCGCTCTCCCGGTTTGCCAGTGCCACCCGTCCACGTCAGGTTGGGTGGCGTGGTAGCGGCGTTGCCTTGAAGGATATGCACGGCATTCGTGGCCGATAAGGCGAAGTTTCCACCGGCCGTGCAATCGATAAATTCCGCTGATTCGCCCCCGACCAGCGCCCCATCGATCTGATCGTAGAATTCCTGTTTCCAGGCGTTGTCGATCGTGGTGCCCGTGGTGCCCGATCCGTCGTCGTCGATAATCGGCGTCCGTGTAATCGGCATCGTTTACGCTCCGACGCGGTTGCGCGCGACGCGCAGCAGATCCGCGAGTGAATAGAAATTGCTCGAGGCCGTGACCGTCATCGTCGGCCCGACGCCGGCGACCGGCCAGAACTGGCTGATCGTGACGTCCTGAATTTTGAGATCCGCGGTGAGATTGACGGGCGCCGGCAGGGCGACATGCACCGTCCGGCCCGATCGCGTGTTCGGATCGCGGACGCGGTACGCGAGCGTCAGGAGCTCCGTGGATCGTTGCGCGAGGAGGGCCTTGCCGCGCGCCGTCGATTCCGCGGAGCCGAGCCGCCGGTCTTGAATGTACGATTCCTTGATGCCCGTCCCGCCGATGAGCGCCGCGAGATTGGCTTGCGCCGCCGCGTCGTCGACCGTCACGAGCAGGTTGACGTCGTCGCCGGCTTCGATCGCGTACAGGATCGCGCCGGCCCCGCTCGCCGGCACGCCGGTCAGCATCGGTGCCGCCGTGACCGTCGAGTTATAGGCGACGCTCGCCGTGATCGCGCCGTTGCCGCTCGCCGGGATCCCCGTCAGCGTGCCCGCCGCGATCCCGGTATAGCGGATCACCTGTTGGCCGTTGCCAATCACGGCCCAGCCGCCCGTGGACCGAAACGCGCCGGCGCCGGCGACGATCAACGACGTCGACCCGGCCGGGACTGTGCCCGCCGGCATTTGCAAGCCCGAGGTATCCGTCGCCGGCACATTCGCGCCCAGTGACGCGTCGGCGATCGTATCCGTATAGGTCGTCGTCGTGTTGTCGGCCAGCGTCGCGAGCAGTTTCAGCTGCGCGCCGTTCGCCGCCGTCCGATACAGCTTCCGTGCGGTCACCGCTGCTTGACCGATCGCAATGCCCGTGACGGCCATCGAGGTCAGCACGGTCGTATTCGTGGTCGGCGGCGGACGATTGACGCCTGCGCCGGTCCAATGGCTGCCTTGATTGGTGATTTGCAGCTGATTATTGCCCCCGATCCCACCGGGGACGTTCTGCAACGGTTGGTAGTATTGCATTCCCCCAGACAACGGTGTCCCGTCCGCATTGAGTGTTTCCGCGTAGACGCGAATCCACTTCACGCGCGGATCGTTACTGGTCCAGGCGGACGTGACCAGCTTCTTCGTGTTGTTGGGATTGTAGGGATCGTTGTCGTAGGGCAATTGAATGAAGCCGGAGAACACGGGACTTAACAGCGTTTCCCCAACACCGTCAATGGCGCTGCTGGCGTTCGTGCTGTAGGTGTAAGCGAAACGGATCCACATGCCGTACGGCATCTGAGAACCTTGCGCCGCTGGTGGATAGGTGAAGACCAACGCGGGATAGCCACCCGTCGGCGGATTGCCCCCCGTCGCGTTCGGTGGATCGGCCACGCGTGTCGTGGCTCCGCTGCCGATGGGTGACGGTTTGGATTCGCCAGACGCCGTCACGAAGGTATACGCGTATTGATAGGTGCCCTCCGACAACGATCCCGCCGTCGCCGCGGCGACCGCCGACGGGGCCGCCGAGGGCCCCGCGCCCGGCCCGACCAGCGTCCCGCCGCCGCCCGGATCGACGCCGCCGTA